GTCACATGATAGGACTTACGCTGTTCTTGCTGCGCCATGTTAGTAAGGCTGAGAGAAAGCGGTGGGCAAACGGCGCGTCATGGTTGAAGCAATGGCTGATTGCATTTGCTTCATGTACTCAGCCTTGAATATCTCTGCCTCACCATAAGATTGCTCTTTGTACTTGGCAAGATAGGCTGCGTAGAACTTCACCGGCGATGTAAACGGCGCCGGAATCGGATCATTCTGTGTGCTCGATGTGAGTGCAACCGGAAGCACAATGGTGTCCAGCTCAATCACATAGGTTTGATCCGGCACAGGGCCAAAGTAAATAGTGGTCATGCCATACAGACTGAAACCCACAGGACGGCCTGTGTAGTTTTGCCAGTAACGCAACTGGGCATTAAAGTCTGTCCAAGCAAGGTAGCGCAAGGGTATGCGCGAGTTACCCCAGTACAAATTGATGTTCAAAACATCGAGGATGCTTTGCCCGTAAGAGGGCAGGGTCACTGAGGTTAGATCAAGCGTCTCGACATTGTATGTTGCTGAACTCGGAGCAAGATAGCGCAGACAACCTGAGTCGCGCACAACGCGGTCACGGGCACTGTTGATGTAATCGGTCAGCTCTGTGTCTGACCAGAAAACTCCTGTGGCGTCGTGAAGAAGTCTTCTGACTTCTGCAACATAGCCCGTGATGGTTGCCATGACAACTCCATAGTATTAAGCAGCGTGCTCTTGGACTTTGGCCCCTTCCCTTGGCAACCGCGCTTTGGGAGGGGCTACTCGTTCCACCAGCGGGGCTAACGACTGGCCTTTTCTGATGGGTTCTCTGGTGAAAGCAAACTGATTGAGACGCTCCATAGCACGTTCGTAATCCGTGTTCATTTTCATCCAGCCCAATCGAATCAGATATGGCTCTTTCTTATCTTCACCATATCCAAAAATATGCTGTGCAACTTCGATAGGCACTTCAACACTTTGACCGACAGGGAAGTCAAACCACTGACTCACAAACTTGGCTTTCAATGGAAGACCGCCCTGATTCGTAACAAACAACGTCGCCATTTTACAGCGTCAGAATGTCACCATAAACAAACACATCAGCCGTCGCTGCCGCACCCTGCGCCGTTGTCAACGACAAATACAAATTGGGAATCGAAGACTTGACCGTAATGTTTGCGTTACCCGAAGTATTCAACGTCAGGTCTAAGAAAAGGGTCGAGCCTGTCAGGGTGGAATAAGCTTGAGCCGCTGCAACAACCGCTGTGCCACCCTTGCTGACGGCGGTATAAATGCCGCCAGCAGCCGTGGACAAAGAGACTGAAGCGTTGGTCACCACAATCCGACGAATGATGTATTTCGAGGGATTTGAAAAGATGGTGATTTTTTGATCTGCTGTTGAATTGAAATCCGCAGCAATCAACGACCCAAGCAGAATGCCGCCAAACTGATTTGGCAATAGGTTGGCTACGCGATCTGCATCCATGCTTTACCCCTTAGGTTGCGTTAAACGTGCCAGGTGCAGCAAGTCCACCATTCACGGTCAAATACGAAGCCGTTACGGTACCCGAAGCAGAACTCCATTTGACATTGACACCGTCTGACAGAACCAAGCCGCCCGTCGTTGTTGACGCTGGCATGATCTGAGAAAACGTGCTGCCATCAAGCGAAGCCTTGACCGACAGATTTGCAACAGGAAACATGATGTAAAGACCCGCAGGGATCACAACATCAGAACCCGCAGCAACAGTCTGAGTCCCAGCATCAAAATACGCTGCGGGCGAGTCAGCAGCAATTCCGCTGACAAGGATTTTATTAAGTGCAAGTGCCATGAATTACTCCTTACAGGGTGAGGCTGTTATAGCCGGTCACTTTGGTCATGGACTTAGGCTTGGTGTTTACCATTTCTGCAATGGTCAGCACCGCACCCACGTAACCGATCTGCCAGTTAGGAAGCGTTGACTCAAAGCCGGTAAACGCAAACTGTGCCTGGTTGTGAATGTACATACTCAAGTAATTGCTGTTGAGCAAGTAGAGCGTACCCTCTGGGCAGTACGGATCAGGATAGATCGGTACGCCTGCAACCATCAAAGCGCGGAAAGCAGAGCCTGGGCCATCTTCACCTTGAGCAAAGTTGCTGCCCGGTGTGATCATGTACGTCTCTTGTCCGACAAAGTCTTGTGCCAAGAGCGTCCAAGTACCAAAGCCGCACACACCAAAGGTTGGCATTTCAGCAGCTTTCTTGACCGTGCCAGAAATGTACTGAAGTACGTTCTGACGGGTCGGGTTGACTGAACCCGCTGCGTACTCGCTCGATGCCCACCAAGTATACGTTGCGCGGCTCAAACCTGCATAGGTTCCTGCGCTGTCAACAGCAATGGGCAAGCCCGTAAACTGTTGTGAGTAAGCGCCAGTACCGTCTGAGTTGTAAAGCGCCGTTGCCATGGCATCCATCATGACGTTGGTCGCATCGTTCATGCGAGCCTCAATCAAAGGAATGACAGCGTAGTCTTGCTGCACTGCACCTTCCATTCCGAGGAAAGGAACCGGCGCAATCATCAGCTTCAGATTCCACTCAGCATTCCATGCACCTTGCTGCACGGCAGGCTGTTGAAACGAACCTGAGTAGTCAGACCACTGTGCGTTCACAAACTGTGAACCTTGCACGGGTACGGTTACAGAAGACACACCACCAGAAGCCGTTTGGCTGTTAGCCAGTAAAGCCGCAAGCAGGGGCGTCGAGTTATAAAGTTGGACGATCAACTTAGGGATGAACGCCCGTCTGGTCACATAAGTCAGTTCGTTGTACTGACTCGTACCAGTTGCTGGGATAATACCGCCACCAATAGGCATGATAGTTCCTTAAAAAATACTAGCCCCTACTTGTACATCACAAACCTATGGGTCGCTTCGGCGAGCGCAGCTCCGTCAAGGCTTGCATTGCATTCTCCCGCGCAGCATTCTGCGGGTTCTTAAAGTAATTCTTGAGATCAAAGTTGTTCAGCACGGGCGAACCTTGAAAGATCGGCGTCGGTTTGTCAACCTCTGCTTGCTTCATCCAATTAAAATAGTCCGCAGCCGTCTCATGGTCGGCAATTTTCTTTTCAACCATGATCTTCTCAACTTCCTTGATCTCATCATCAGACGATACCTTGCCGTTATCCTTCAATGCACGGCGGCGCTCGTCCAATGTTTTACGCGCATCATTCTCGCGTAGCTTGGCTTCCAGCGAGTCAATCTTGGCTTGCATGGCTTCACGGTTCTTTTCAACCCTGTCTTGCAGATCCAACTCAGGAATCGGCAGGTCTTGCCGAATCTTCTTCGTCAGACGAAGAGCCTCTGAGCGCGTTGACGGATTGTCATGCAACTCTTTGGCAAGCAATGCGAGTTCTCTGATCTCGCCTTCGGACAAATTTTCGAGTGACATAATTAGCCCCTATATCACTTAGATGACTTTTTTGGTATCGCCAGGATTGCTCAGGGTCATCTTGTTCTTATGACCGGCTTTCTGGGCTGCGCTCAGACCACCAAACTCTGAATAACGGAAGGGGTTCACGATCTGACCGTTTTCCTTCTTGTTATCCAAGGGACGGCGAATGGTTTGTGCGCCTCTGGGTTTGAATAAATCCATGATTGCTCCTAGATGGGAATGGGCGGGGATTGAGTTCCCCCGATGGGTGCCTTCGCAATGGCTTTCATCTCGGGAGATGCACCGCCAGCCTGCGGAAGCGATTGAATCATTTGAATGATCTCAGCCGGAATCAGCTCTTTTGTCTTGGCCTCTGTTTCACCAAAGACACGGGCAAGGCTGCCAAGTGTTTGCAAAATCTTCTTGCCCTCTTCTGAATCCGATCCAAAGATAGGCAATGACTGCTGCATCAAATCCATTGCCATCTGTACGTTGACCTTGGCACTGGCAAGATCACCACGTTTGTCTTCCGGCGTAAGCATGGGAGCGCCCATAGGCGGTGCCTCTGCACCCGACAAAGCTGGCTTCGTAGCGTCATCCTCAGGGTTTTCTCCCTTCGCCTGATCGCCTCGAATCATTTCCATTAATTTGTCAGCAGGAACACTCATCACATTTACTCATGGGGGCGTTGTAATCGCTTACACACATTATGTCAAGTGGGGGATGTTTAATATCTCTTCCCCCAAAGAGATGCGGAATTACTTCCGACGACCTTTGCGACCACGACGTGCCATGATCATCTCCTTTATAAAGGACAGGCCACCTACTTCATCGGGGAAGCAGCCATACCCGTTTTGCCGCCAGCGCTGATTAGCGGCGGGTCTTGCGTGAACGCTTCATCTTGCGAGAATACATTCTATTTTCCTTTACCGAGAGGATTGACGCATACCACTGGAACGAACTTTACCCTGAATTGCATTACGATTAAAGTCTAATTTAGCCGGGCGTTGCGTTTGTTTCATTAAGTCTTTGGTCATTCGGGGTTGGTCACCCGCTGTTCGATAGGCTTCTTTCTGCATTATTTCACCTGTTTTAAGGGCATATTGGCTGGGCCGGCAGACGATGGAGCGCTTGGTGATTGTGACGAAGCAGGCTGCTGGGGCTGTTGGGCTGCTTTCTCCTCTTGTCGCTTCAAATCATCTTTGAGCAATTGCTTCATGGGCGGTTCAAGCAGATCAATCAAACGCTCTTTGCTAATCGCTTGGGCCTTGTAAAGATTGAAGGCCAACTGGCGCGTATCTTCCATAAAGATCGGTGAATTACTATGCGCATCGACCTTTACCACAAAGTCTGCGGTGAATTGCTCACCAATAAACGCTTGACCATTGACATCCTTGTAATGACGGTCTTCATAACGCCGCATCAGTTTGAGATACATGGTGGCAACCTTTTCCAAAGCGTCTTCTACCACCAGTGCTCGACG